GATAAGACTATTAAAGATACAGCTGAACTATTAGCACAAGGAAAGATAGTTGGATGGCATCAGGGACATGGAGAAGTGGGTCCTAGAGCATTAGGTAATAGGAGTATATTGATGAGACCTGATGAACCAGAAGGAAAGGAATGGATTAATGGTAAAGTTAAGAAGAGGGAACCATATAGACCATTTGGTGCTTCTGTATTAGAGGATAAGGTATCTCAACATTTTTATTGGAATGGACCTTCTCCTCATATGTTATATGTTACAGATGTATTGGAACCAGAGAAATACCCTGCAATTACTCATAATGATGGAACATGTAGAATTAATACAGTATCTAAAGAACAGGAGTATTATTATGAATTAATTCTTAAATTTGAGAAGCTTACTGGGTTACCCGTACTTTTGAATACTTCTTTAAATGTAAATGGAAAACCAATTGCAGGCAGGGTTATTGATAGTTTAGAGACTTTTTATAAGAGTGATTTGGATGTTTTGGTATATGGTGATACACTAAGACAAAAGGATATATAATTTTATAGTTGCTAGATTTGCCTTTGCAAGTTTTTAGTTCTCCTGACGATTATTTGTTTAATCTTCACACCTGTTCACCTGGCGAAGCTAAGAAAATATGGAAGCACTCTATTAAAGAACAATTTGATCATAAATGCGCTTATTGTGGATCAAGAGAGAATTTAACTCTCGACCATTTAATACCAAGATATTCTGGGGGTACTAACGAGAATACCAATCTCGTGTGTGCCTGTTTTTTATGCAATAGTGATAAAGCCCATGAACCTTGGCAAGAATGGTATCGGAAACAAGATTTCTACGATCCATATAAAGAAAAACGCATATTAAAGTGGCAACAACAGAATAAGAAGAAAGAGTATGATGATAGAGCTGGGGTGATCCTGACTCGTAACAACTTCATATACAAAAAGTTAAAACATTATTAAACTGTATCAAAACGAACACCACTACTTGCATATATAATAAAAGTGTGTTATTATTAACACATATCGTTCAACCTGATACATTCAGGTCGCAAGTAAGCCGACTCGGAACGGAATCGTTCATCCCATGTTTCATCTAGCAGTTATCGCAACCGCCTTTACTTGTATCGAAGCTCAGACTCTTTTAGATAAGATGAATGAGTTTAAGATAGATGAAGAGACACGAGCTGAGATGATCAGCGTAGTGATAGAAGAAACACCTCATTGTGAGTGGGACGCAAAAGCCGACTAAAGGAACGGACTTAAAAAACCCAACTACTTTAGGAGTAAATCCAATGGCACAAGTCACATACCGTGGTGTTAAGTACGACACCAATGATCGCAAGCAGACAACACCTTCTAAGACAGAGATGTCTTATCGTGGTGTGAAGTTCCAAAAAGAACTTGTTGCTTGATCGAACCCTTGCACTCAAGACACTAAAGAGACCCTAGGGTCTCTTTTTTTGTGTTATAATATATAAAAAAGACTGCTATTCTCGGATGAAAACAGATGAAGTGATGGGACATCCATTGTGGATGTTACCAGTCATGTTACTATCAGTTCTTTTATTGATAGAAGGTCTTCATACTTCTGCCCATTTACATCAAGAGATTGATGTTCATGGTATTTGCAGACAAAATAAAGAATTTATTCAAAGTTTAGAAGAAGGTGACGATTACTAATAAATATGATATAATACACGGAACAAATAATGGCTGATACACCTAGACCAGCTACCGAATATGATCCAACAAAAGATGATCGGATTTCTCGTCCTACGAGTGACTCTGTAATTAAAGGAGCATATGATCCAAAAGCTGACGATAGAATTACTAAACCAACAAAATAAGAAAAACTATGACAACTTCATATAACTATGATGGCACCGAATTTATTGGTGCTGGAAGTACTGCTTCCTATGATGCTACTACTATTCATAATGTATCCATTGATGATTATGCAGCTACTGTTGATTTTAATGTAGATACTATGAATACAGGTACTACATATCCAGTTCCAACAGCAACTGTTGATTTATCAGAAGTTCTTGCTAAACTAGACGATCTTAGTACTAAAGTAGAACATTTACTTGAACATGCTCATACACCTTTGAGTGGTTTTATTCATTTAAACCCACCAACTAAGACAGGTGCAGGGACAACCGAATAAGTATAAACACGCCTTTAAGAATTGTTTAGATATCGCTGAATTTGAGGGTTTCCTGACTAAATAATGGTAGAATCGAAAGGAAACAAGATGCACTGAAAATCCATCTAAATTATGGTTTCAATTGTTCTTTATGGAGGGCCCCAGTATGCGTAACCTAATGTCACATAATCAAATGGCAGAATGGATACACCACGAAGATAGTCTGGACACACTAAGTTTTAGTGATTCCGATCAACGTATGGATGAATATTTCGACTGTCTCATAGATTGTGATGACAATGCAAACCAATCGTGTCGAAGAGTGTGTAGCGATATCTTACGATAACAATTTAATAGTAAACCCGTCTGTTTAAAAAATAGAACCCCGACCAAAAATCGGGGTTTTTTATTGACAAAACAGTCAAAATACAGTATAATCGAGCCCTAATTAAAAGTATCATGCCTTTTCTAATAATACCTGCCGCTCTGGCAGTCTATTCTGCATGGGTTATAATTAAGTATGACCCTAACTCTCGTTTTAACCTATGACGGAAGACGAAAAAGCTCAGATGTTCTTGGATGAAGTTCAAGAACAGGCAGGACTACCAAAGATTAAATTGAGTCCTACTGGGAGTTGTTACAACTATAACCGACTTAAAAAAGAAGGTTTAGTTGATCCATCAGAAGATGATGACGAAACTGAAGCATATGATAAGATTCCTCCTAGATATTGAGTAATCTAACTAAATATAGATTATGACCCCAAATATACATGACATACCTGGCATAGGAGGATTCTACACTAAGAAAGAAGTAGATGAAATGATTGCTGCTGCCCTTGATGAAGCAAGAAGAATAGATGAAGCATCTATGGCAGAACATAATTTTAAAGCAACGATTATTAGTATGATCCTTGGTTTTACATGTCTTGCTTTATTTCTTGATGGAACTTTGAGATTATTGGGTATAATCCCACCGTTCATGGATATTGATATAAGTATTATTGATAAGGTTGCTGATAAAGTTGAGAATGAGATTATGCCATTAGTAAATCAAGCAAAAGGATACATACCAAGAATATGATTTTTCTATCAAACCCCTCAGTTTATACACTACCTAGTACATGGGAGAAACAACCCTTGATTGAGCCAGGTCTTGCTATTCCAATATTCATAGGAGCAATTGTTATTGGATTATTAGGTTATGGTATATACATGACCTTTGGTGCAGGTAAGGAAGGACTTAGAGATGAGATCGATGAACATTCTAAGATGCATGAACTTGGAATTGCTCATGGACATGAAGGTAGGAGAGCATCCATAAAACACAGTCATGATTGACACTTCATGGGAATCAATACGATTGTTTCTTATTATAGTGTTGGGTGTTGTTTGGTTTTATCTTTTGAATGTAGAACTTAGGAGTGGAGACGATTAATGGCAATATTTTTTATAATTACTTGGTTTGTTTTATTGTTCTATGCTGTTAGACTAATATCACAAGGATGGTCTGCTGCAGCTGATTTATCTAAACCAGTTATAGAGGAAAAGAAAAGGACGGTTCAAAGACCAATGCATCCAGAAATGGCAGAAGTTAAGACTGGTGATGAACTTTTAGTGGTTAATTTTAATAAACAACCTGAACCCCAAGACCCATTATATAAGTCCTTACAGGATCGTATGGATACTGGTCAGGTAGAAGATCCTTGGGATGAAGAAGAAGATGATGATGATGGGGATATAGTAATCGGAAGAAGATAAATATTTCTATGAAAGATATTTTCCAATTTCTGTACGAAGCACGTTCTAAAGAGGACGCTGAAGTTATGCGTCAGAAAAAGGATAATCCTGATGAATGGGTTGTAAGAAATAAGGGATATGGACATCATGCACTCAATAGAAAATCTTCTTTAAAAGGACAAGCAAAAAGAAGAGGGAGTGTGATGAAAGGCCTCACTCAACAGGAACTTGAAGATCATGGAAAAAGAAATCTTCAACCTGATTATAAAAAAACTGCTAAAGCAGCATTGAGAATTGAGAGAGGAAGGAAGAAAGCACAGAGAGATGAAGCTCAAAAGAAATCAAAGGAAACTGGACAACAGTATGATGTAGATCATATTAGCGGACAGAAAAATAGAAAGAAACATAAAGATAGATGGCACAAGTTTCATCCAGGCGATGCATCTGATAATCGAAGAGTTATTTCACAGGCAGATAACCTAGTAAAGAACTCTAAAGATCCTGATGATGGTATTAAGACTATTACAAGGTCAAAAGCAATTAGAATGGCTTTAGATAGAGCCAGACACGAGGCACAAGTAAAAGCTAAGAAAAAGTGATTAAGACTATAGGTGATGATTGTTTAAGGGTGATGTCTGAAGAAGTTAGTATAATTGATGATACTATTCATCAGTTATATGATCAGATGTCTGATGCCATGTATAAATACGAGGGCATTGGTTTAGCCGCACCACAGATAGGTATTAACAAACGTGTTATTACTATTGACGAAGACGGAAAAGCGTATATGATGATAAATCCAAGGATAACTTGGAAGAGTAAGGAGGAGTGTCTATTTGATGAAGCTTGTTTAAGTGTTCCTGATGAACATGGAGAAGTTTCAAGACCTAAAGAGATCAAAGTTAAATTTCAAGATAAATCAGGAAAGTATAAAGCATGGAAACTTACTGATTTACCTGCAAGGGTTGTTCAACATGAGATTGATCATTTAGATGGTATCCTATTTGTAGATTATTTGGAGGAAAATGAACACAGTAACTAAATTTCATTTGGATGAAGCGCAGAAGCATTTACGCAAAGCACTTGGTTATTCATCCGATGAAGAAAATTCACAAGAATTACAAAAGATGACAGACATCCTTAGCACCTTGGAAGGGTGGAAGGGTGACAAACCTGTTAAACATGTATTAAACAATTCAGGATTAAGATGGGATAATGAATATCATTTTTTCCCCTCTTTACAATCAGAAGATTCTGATGTACAATAATATTATTACTCCTTAAGGATATGGCAGTAGTTGATTTTGCAAAACAATTAAAAGAGGGTACTAAAACTTCACATACAGCGGCCGAAAACACTAAATTTGTTAAGGGTTTTCTTAAAGGTTGTGTTGATAAGGATAGTTACGGTCAATTAATTGCTAATTTTTATTTCATATATCATGCTTTAGAATCTGAAGTAGATAGATTGAAAGAAGAAGACCAAGTAATATCACAGATTGCATTTGACGATCTAAAACGTCATGATGCACTTGCAGAAGACTGTAAGTATTACTGGGGCGATACTTGGCAAGATAAGATACGTCCGACTGTAGAAACACAGAAGTATGTTGATCGTATTAGAGAAGTAGCTCATAAAGATCCATATCTTCTTGTAGGACACCATTATACGAGGTATCTTGGAGATTTATCTGGAGGACAGATTCTTAAGGGAATCGCAGAAAGAGCTTTGAATATTCAAGTTGGTGATGGTGGATTGGATTTCTATGAATTTCCAACTATCTCTGATAAGAAAGAATTTAAAACAAAATATCGTGCGACATTGGATTCTTTGCCTATTGATGAATCACAGGCAAATGCTATTGTTGCCGAGGCAAACTATGCATTTCGTTTGAACATGTTTATGTTCGATGAGATACAAGGTAATGCAGGTAAATCGTTCTTACAATTATTGAATAGTTATTTTCAGGACTTTGTTCGGGAGATGACAGTTTCGGCTAGATATAGATGACTTTTTTATTGATTCTAATTAGTAACTTGATACTATATGCAGTATTGAGAATACATCTAGTTAAGAAGTTTCGTAATACTTATTCAATCTATCTTAAGGATAGTGAGGGTAATAGACAAACCCTATCAGATACTATTGCATACATACTGGAACAGAGAGATATTCTTGATCAGAAAGTAATGTATGTTGCTGGTGAGATGGAAAAGCAGTGGCTTGAAATCGAAAAGGTCAAGATGGTAACTGGTACAGACAAATTCGATACTTAATATGAACGATAGATTATCCCTAGATGATAACGAGTCATTTGAAGAGAAAAGAGATCGTGCAAAATCTCTATTCTTAGAATCTCTTTATAAAGCAGATCATGACCTTAGAGGATGTGCTCATAACCAAAAATGTTTCCATGAACTGATGCAGATCAGAGAAGAAATCATTGAACATGTTCGGGGCATGAAATGACCCTATTAGAGAGACAACTCCTAGTAGTTCAGAAACTCAGATCTTCCATGCCTGATGTTGATCGTACGTATTTCTACTTAAGTGAATCGCTAAATATAAAAGCACACTTGAGGAATACGAAGGAACAATTTAATGTTAGAGGAAGCTCGGAGAAAGGATTTGAGGAAAACCGCAAAAAGATTAATTAAGATTGCAAAAAAACACCCAGAATGGTATACTGATTCTGAGGTTAGATACGCTAAGATGATAAAGCGTGAAAACAAAAAACCCAAGAAAACTAACGATGAAAATCTTCCTTGATACTGCCGACTTTGACCTGATTAATGAAAGGGTACAGACAGGTCTTATAGACGGTGTGACAACAAACCCAACACTTATACTAAAAAGTGGCGGAGACCCAATAGAGACGATTAAGAAGATCTCTGGAGAGTTTCCTTATTTCGAGTCCATCTCTGCTGAGGTAGTTGCAGATAATGCTCCAGAGATGATTGAACAAGCACAAGCATTCAAAGATCTTAAGAATGTTACTATTAAAGTTCCATTGACAACTGAAGGATTAAAGGCATGTAAAATTCTTACATCTGATGGATTCACGGTTAATGTAACATTATGTTTCTCAGTTGCACAGGCAGTTCTTGCTGCAAAAGCAAATGCCACTTATATTTCACCATTTGTGGGTCGGGTTGATGATAATTCCTTTGATGGTGTAGGGTTGGTTAAGGACATTTCCTCTCTATATAAAGAACACCTATCAAGGACACAAGTTCTTGCAGCATCTCTCAGGAATGTAACTGATGTTGCTAAGTGTTTCTCTGTGGGAGCAGATGTAGTAACAATGCCTCCTACAATTTTCGATAAGATGTATAATCACATCTTAACCGATAAGGGACTTGAATTGTTCCAAAACGATTGGAATTCTATTAATACAAAATAATGGCATTATCGACACAAGTAGAAGAGGGATTACGAGCTGCTGAAAAGGAACTTCGTGAGACTCTCGCTTTTGCTGCTAGAGCAGAAAAACCTTATATTGTTAGAGAGATTGGAGGTATGATTTCTCATATCGATAATTTACTCTCAACAGACAATCTGTTTGACAGAATGGATAAAGTCATTAATGATCTCGAAAAGGAGAGAGATGACTGATTGGAGGTACAATGATGAACGTATGAAAATACGTCAAGAATCTTTTTTAGCCCTTAAAAATTACAATGATTTAGATCATGTCAGGTTCCTCTATGAATTTTGCCACCTCTGGGTATCGCAGGGGAAACAGGACACAATCGGAATCGAAGACAGTTTTCTTAGATTCTGCGAAAACTCGAAAAATCCGTGAGGATTCCATAGTACGAGTTCCCGATGCTCTAAGTTGCGGTAATGCACTAGAAGGTCGGGTTCTTTTTATAGGTGACCGCACAAGTCGTGCCTTAAACGGAACAAAACATGCGACCTATCTTACTGTTTGTATCAACGAAAACTCCCTTACAGGCCTTTTAGTATTTGAAAACGAGTGGCCCACTTTAGAAGTCGTTAAGTATTAAAATTATGTTTACAATATACGGAAAAGAAGGATGCAGCGTCTGTAACAAACTTATAATGGTTATGGATATGATTGGGAAGGATTATGAGTATAAACTTCTTGGTGTGGATTACACTGAAGAAGATTTTGAAACTAAATTTCCTAATAAAAATATGTTCCCCCAAGTAGAATTGGACGGTGAATATATTGGAGATTGTAAAAAGACTATTAATTATTTAAAAGAACATAGGGTCATTTGATATGACACTTGGAGACATCGACATAAATAAGGGCGTTGAACTTTTACTAAAAGGAGAACCCAAGAAACCAGAACCCAAAAAGACTTTTGAGTTAAGATTTGAAGTCCTGAACAGGGAAGTCAATCTTTCTCTAGACATTAAAAAGAAGACATAACCACGGAGAGGAGCTATGGAAGCTACAGCACTTGTTATAATGACTTTATTGTGCGTGACATTTTTGATGATTGGTGGTATAATAGGCTGGTTAGCACAACAAAATAAATTACTCTATTCTCATCAATATGAACAGGTTGCATATGCACATCCAGAAATGTTTGATGAACATGGTAATTTGATCCCAGATGAGATTTTAGCACTTCGATTTGAAAACAATTATGACGACAGCGAAGAAGACACCGACGAAGAGGAGTAAAACTACAGCTACTCGTAAAAGGGCTACTACAAAGAAGCCCACAGCTACACGCAAACCAAGAACAGTGGCAGTTAAAAAACGGGAACTGCCACCCAACCCCTTGGTTAATGAGATCCTAGAAGCAATTGATTCTGAAAGGGTTCGTACTAAAAAGGTAGATCTAATTAAGACTCATTGTAACAATGATGGCATGAAAATGCTTTTCATTTGGAATTTTGACGAAAGTGTCATATCCATGCTTCCAGAAGGACCTGTTCCTTATCAACCAGTTGATGGTGATCAACAGGCAGATCCAGAAAAGGGAATGCCTCAGAGGACTACTATTCGTAATGGTGGAAGACAATTCTATCGTTTTGTCAAAGGTGGTGATGATTCTCTGAATAAGATAAAGAGAGAAAGTATGTTTATTAATTTACTTGAAACTCTTCATCAAGAAGAAGCAGAAATTCTTATATTAGTTAAGGATAAACAACTAGGTTCAAAGTACGGTGTTACTAAAGAACTAGTTGCAGAAGCTTTTCCAGAGATTACTTGGGGGAACAGAAGTTGAAGATAATTCACGAAAATTGTGATCCTAAACTAGCACAGGATAAGAAACTTCCTTATACAGCTTATCTTGTTGAATATCGTAATGAGGATAAAACTTGTTACGATATTGCTTTAGGTGATAGTACGGTTGAGATGTTTGACTATTATTATGATAAGTACAAAAATGTCGTAGGATGGAAACAATCTGATGGTCAGGTTAATCCCAAATTGTGGAGAGAGACTATGATTAAGCCAGAACCCAAAGCACCCGAAAGAAAGACTAGAAAAAGAAAACCAAAGGATGGGGAGGAGAAAAAATAATGGGACAAAAGACTATTGTATATCGTATCCGTCAGGATGGTGTAGTTGAGGAAAGAGTAGAAGGAGCGTCTGGCCAAGAATGTGAAGAGCTCACTAAGAACATAGAAAATAAGTTAGGAGATGTTTCTTTTAGACAACATCAACCACAGTATTATCAAACAGTTACCACAGAAGAAAATGTCACACTTAAGCACCATCAGGACTAAGATTAAAGATAAGGATGCTTTGTTGCAAGCTCTTCAAGTACTCAATTATGAGGTTGAAGTTGATAAGACTATGGTAAATCCTGCTAATCATCAACATGAAGAATTGACTGTTCATGTTACAGCTGGAAAGGATATTGGATTTAGATTGAATCCAGCAACAGAGACGTATGAATTGGTAACAGATCTTCAGACATGGAATCAACCTATTCCTGTTGAGAGGTTCCTTGATAAATTGTCACAACAATATGCAAGGACTATATTACATGCAGCTGTTAAGGAGGAAGGATTCCAAATTGCAGAAGAATGGGAGATGGATGATAATTCCATCGAACTTACAGTTACGAGGTGGGATTAATGGATGAAGTAAGACAAGATCATGTTGGCCAACAAGGTAAGGTTGATATCAATGCCGAAGAATATAAGAAGGTAATGAAGAAGTATAAGAAGATTAAGAAATATATGAAGTCCTCGATATTTGCCGTGAAAACAATGGATGAGACCGAAACTTTGGTATCTGGTCTATTGAAAGAGGCAGGTGACATCCAAGATGAAGTATGAACTAATTGATAATTTTCTGTCAGAAGAACAATTCCGACCAATCTACGATGCCTTTATGGGTATGGAGATATTTTGGCATTGTTACGATGGTATAGTAATGCCTGGTGATGGAAAGATTCAATTTGTTCATCCTTTATATTCGGATTTTCAACCACAGAGTCCATATTGGATGAAGTTACAACCTATATTTGATAAACTGGAACCAGTTTCATTTGTTAGGAGTAAAGCTAATCTAAATATGAAAACACCTGTTCACGATGAACATTCCTTTCACAGTGATGTTGACGATTGTATAACTTCCATTTACTATATTAATAGTAATAATGGATATACTGAATTTGAGGATGGCACTAAAATAGAGAGTGTTGAAAACCGTATGCTTGTTTTTAATTCAAATTCTAAGCATAGAGGGGTAACCTCTACTGATACCTTGAAAAGGGTGTTAATTAACTTTAACTACTTCATATAATATGGAAAAGGAAAAACTTAAAGCCGTTGTTAAAAACTTGAAATCTCTGGTAAATGTGTTAGAATCGGAAGTCTATTCTGATATAGATGCATACACCACTAAGATTACTGATCATTTAAAGGAACCACATTATGGAAACAGTGAAGACGACGACGGATACACCGACTAACTGTATGGCGAAAAATGTATCTTTAGTATCAGTTACCCCTGATGCGGAAAAACTGATGGCTTATATTGCCCGAGTTTCTAATCCGTCCAATCAGGATAACGATAAGTTTGCTGGTTTGCTCAGATATTGTATCAAGCATAATCATTGGTCAGTTTTTGAACAGTCCTCTATGACACTGGAGATCGAGACTACTCGTGCTATTGCTGCACAGATATTACGTCACAGGTCTTTTACTTTCCAAGAATTCTCTCAGAGATATGCTAGTACAAGTGAGTTAAAAGAGATTGAACTACCAGAACTCAGGAGACAGGATTTAAAGAATCGTCAAAACTCGACAGACGATTTGGATCCTGACGATGTAGAGAAATTAAATAGACAGATGAATACTCTGTTTAGTTCTGCAACTAATCTGTATCATCAGATGTTGGAATTGGGTGTTGCTAAAGAATGTGCTAGAATGGTATTACCACTCTGCACTCCTACTAAGATCTATATGACTGGATCTTGTCGTTCTTGGATACACTATATAAATTTACGTTCTGCACATGGAACACAGAAGGAACATATGCAGATTGCAGAAGCATGTAGAGATGTTTTTGTTGAAACATTCCCAATAGTGTCGGAAGCTTTGGAATGGATTACCACTGAAGAGGAACAAGATTAATGGCTACTTATCCTGTAAAAAATACGGAAACTGGGGAGACAAAAGAAGTTATTATGAGTATTCATGATTGGGATAAGTGGAAAGAGGAGAACCCCCTTTGGATTCGTGATTTCTCTGATCCTAGTACATGTCCAGGCGTTGGAGAAGTTGGTGAGTGGAGGGATAAACTTCACAATAAGAATCCTGGCTGGTCTGAGGTCTTGAAGAAAGCAGAGAAGTCTGCTGGTATTCAAGGAAGACTTGCAGGTCGTGGTATTAATACGAGGAACGGATAGTATGGCAAGAAGGAAAAGAGCATCAAGTAACTCTGATCCTATTGGAGTGGGAATGACTGCGAAACAAATGCGTCGCAAGAAACCTATTAATGATGGTATGTTGGTTCCTGTAGAACCAATTACTGATAATCAGAAGATTTTATTTGATTATTATGCCAAAGGTAAGAATCTTTTTGCCTATGGAGCTGCTGGAACTGGTAAGACATTTATCAGTCTATATCTGGCCCTTAAGGACGTTCTAAATGAAACTACGCCTTACGAAAAAATTTATATTGTTAGGTCTCTTGTTAGTACCCGTGAAATTGGCTTTCTTCCTGGCGATCATGAAGACAAGTCCTCACTTTATCAGATACCTTACAAAAACATGGTGAAGTACATGTTTGAGATGCCTACAGATGCAGACTTCGAGATGCTCTATGGGAATCTTAAAACACAGGAGACTATTTCCTTTTGGAGTACTTCATTTATTAGAGGAACAACACTTGATAATTGCATTGTCTTAGTTGATGAAATGCAAAACTTGAACTTTCACGAGTTAGATAGTATAATAACAAGAGTAGGAGATAATTGTAAAATAGTATTTTGCGGTGACTCTACTCAAACGGATCTTACGAAATCCAATGAGAAGAATGGCATATTAGACTTTAAACGTATCATTGAAATTATGGAAGATGATTTTGGTGTTGTTGAATTTGGTCTTGATGATATTGTTCGATCTGGTTTAGTGAGAAACTACTTGGTTACTAAACTCGCTCTTTCTTTATGACGTTTGTTCATTTAAATAAACTCGGTGATTTTGAGTTAGAAGCCAATCATATTGATGGAGTGAGGTATTATACCCTTCCCAGTGGGAAGAAAGCTCCATCAATCACTTCAATAACAAGTTTCTATAATCGTCAAATTTTTATAAATTGGCGTAAGAAAGTTGGTGAAGAAGAAGCGAATAAGATCACTAAAGTATCTACGGACAGAGGAACTAGATTCCATGAGTTGGTTGAAAAATACCTTTTAAATCAGGACATAGATACCTTAGACGATGTATTGCCATCGACCAAGGCATTGTTTATTGCCGCTAAGGATTCCTTAGATAAAATAAACAATATTCACGCTTTAGAGAAGCCACTATATAGTGAGTACTTTGGTATTGCTGGTAGGGTCGACTGCATTGCAGAGTATGATGGTGGATTAGCCATCATTGATTTCAAGACTTCTAAAAAAATCAAACCAGAGAAGTGGATTCAACAGTACTTCGTACAAGAAACCGCTTATGCTTGCATGTATTATGAGATGACAGGCACTGTAGTTGATAAAATTGTAACTATAATGGTCGCTGAAAATGGCGATGTGAAAGTCTATGAAAAGTCGAACAAACGTGACTATATTAAACTTCTTACAAAATATGTCGAAGAATTTGTCACAAGTAAGCTCGGGGAATATGGAGAAAGACGTTGATGTACTGCTCAAAGAGAAATTCCTTTGTCAGAATAAGTTTACTAGTGACATAGAATCACTTGTACAACAATCTAAGAACGGAACCGAATTAAATTATATTGAAGCAATAATTAGTTATTGTGAAGATAATAATATAGAATTTGAGTCAGTAGGTAAATTAATTACCAAACCCCTTAAGGATAAACTTAAGGCACAAGCTACGGAACTAAATTATCTTAAAAGGACTTCTAGATCTAAACTACCAATATGATTTTTTGGATTGGGTTTATAATAATGTTCCTCAATGAGGGGTTCGTTATGATGAGACACGTATCACCATTCTTTGCAGAACAAAGAGATAAGTTGATCGAAAGATTTGGTGAAGGGTGGCAGTATTTTCATGGACTGCTAGATTACTTGTGGGTAATTGTAGTAGTTCTTGGGTTTATATTTTCACCACATAGGGTTGCTCATTTGGTTGTTTTTACTACCTTTTGGAGTGCTGCCCTTTTCGGAATTTACGTCCCTATGTGGGTCAAAAATAACGCTAAACCCTTATAAATACCTATAGTTGAAAGCTAGGTTTAACCATGAGTGAATTCTTTAAATCACCTGTTGTTAGAGCCTCAATGGCCGAAATACAGACATTACAAGAAGACTTAATGGATGTTATGGCAAAGCAAGGATTCAATCCTTATTCGCCATTTACCAAAAATCATCTTGACTTGATGAAGAAACTTGTTGAAAAACAAAAGAACTTCATGTTTAGATTATCACTTGAAAAAGACGATCCTGATGCTCAGAAGATGAGAGATCAAGCTCTCGAATCTGCTAAGTTTCTAGGCCTCCAACCAGGCCAGAATGTTGATGCTTTCTTCGATCATTTGTCCCAAACACTAGAACGATTAGAGAGTCAGATCCCCAAACAAGAGGATTGACAATCTTAACTAATACGATTATAATAATACGGACAATACAATCCAAATACCAAAATACGGAGAATATTAAATGTCATTTGCTGACTTAAAAAAACAGTCCCGCTCTGGGTCTCTCACAGAGAGATTGATGAAGAAAGTTGAGAAACTCAACGAGAAGGGCAATAATACTGATGAACGTCTGTGGAAACCAGCTGTAGATAAGGCAGGTAACGGTTATGCCGTTGTTAGATTCCTTCCTCAACATGCTAACATGGATCTTCCTTGGGTTCAGGTTTGGAGTCATGCCTTCCAAGGACCAGGCGGTTGGTATATTGAAAACTCTTTAACCACAGTAGGTAAAGATGATCCTGTTGGAGAACTAAATCGTAGTCTCTGGAACAGTGGTCGTGAATCGGATAAGGATATTGCACGTAAGCAGAAGCGTAAGCTTTCTTACTATGCAAATGTATATGTTGTTAAGGATGCTTCCAATCCTGAGAATGAAGGTAAAGTTTTCATTTACAAGTTTGGTAAGAAGATCTTTGATAAGATTACTGCTGCAATGCAACCAGAATTTGAGGATGAGGATCCAATCAATCCATTTGATTTCTGGAAAGGTGCAAACTTCAAGTTGAAGATCAAACAGGTTGCTGGATTCTGGAACTATGATAGTTCAGAGTTTGGTAAGGTAGAAGCACTACTAGATGATGATAAGGCACTTGAAGGAATTTATGATAAGGTTAATGACCTAAGTGAATTCGTTGCTCCTGATCAGTTCAAGGACTATGAGGCTCTTAAGAAGCGTCTTGATACAGTTCTTGGTGCTAAACAGAGAGTAGTGCCATTTGTAGAAGAAGAGGACAATACTCGTGAAGAGGCTGCTCCTGTTGCAACAGATGATGAACTAAGTAAAGTTCCTGTTGCTGCTACTGCAAATACAGATGAAGAAGATGATGCGCTTAAATACTTCCAGCAGTTAGCTGAGGAGTAAATGGAGCTAAAAAAACCGCTGATGCATGTTAGATTGCACCAGCTTGGTTTCTTCTACTGGGATCCTAGGATAGATCCTAGAGAACCAGAATATTGGGGCCCCGATGGGGGCTCCTTTTTTTATGCTCCGCTAAGTCTTGGATTGTGAGCTTGTTTTAAGTAAGTTGTTTTGAATTGACTGGACTGTTTATATTTGAATATTTTCTTCATATCATTATATACAACATCTAAGTAATCTCTCTTAAGAACTTTAATTCTCCTCTTAGAATTATTAAGGTCAGTCTCATAATCCAAATTTGTTACTTTTTTAACATTATTATTTCTAATAACATTTCCAGAAGCATCCTTTGCAGTTCCTACTGAATCTACAGATGCTGCAGCAGGTACATTTGTATTTGCCACACCACTACTATAACTTAATTCTTGTTGGTAAGAGGCATTATATGCAATGAAATTAAAGTCAAAGTTTGAATCTACTGTTAATCCAGATGGTATTACTATTCTGGAATAGTTATCTACCATATAGAGGGTTTCATAGTGATGTACTTCGTTTAATTTCTCATCATTACCATACTTATCCATTAGAAAGTTTCTAAAGTCATTACTTCCTAATGGCCATTCATCTCTGATACTAATTATATTATTGCAAGTTAGAACAACCCAATCAAGTCTAGGATCTCCATAGAGTTCATTTGCAACTTGTGATGGTCTAAGATCTTCACCAACAACATAATCATTAAATGCAGTAAATACTGAACTTAAGTCAGAACGAAGTCTGCCTCTCTTAAATAAATTCTTTACCTGAATAAATTCATCATTAGAACTTCTGTCAGTCGTTCTAGAGACATAGTTTATATTTGGTAAGTGTGAAAAGTATCCTCTAGCCATTTTAGTAACCTACGTCTGAACTTGATGGAACGTCTTGTTTTACAATGCTGATTGGCATTAAATCTCCAAGAGAGTTTGGATCACTAGGATCAAATGCTCTACCTTCTTGAACCTTGTCACTATAATCAGTATTATATATTGGTTCTAGTTCTGCAAATTGTAGATCCATAGTTACAGATATTGGTTGCCCACCATCATAGGCATTCCATGTATTGTCTGGTGTATATACCACAGATATACCAGTTAGAGCGCATGGTTTAAACTTATTTGCTCCTAATATAGTTCTTCCACCACCAGTCATATACCTCAGTCTGAAGACGTTTGGAGTACCTAGGAAGTATGATGGAGATCCAGCTCTACCTATGGTATCTCCAGCTTGTTCTCCTGAATTTAGTTTTACTAGTTTTCTAGGAGCAGACCATTGTTTAAATGCACGAATAATCATTCTTATATTATGAGCTTCCATTTCGTCTCTTGGAGTCATTCTCCAATTAAAACCAAATGATCTTAATTTCACTCCAGAGAACATAAGTTCAGTATTAGAGTTGGCAACAACACCACCAGCTCTACTTAATATTGTTTCTGGTGTTATATCGTATCCGAGTTTTCCAGTTAATTGACTTAGTAAGTTAGCACCTATTTCTCCTCTACCTGCTTCTTTAGTACCTATAGCTGTATAGATTGCTGCTTGACCAGTTAATCTATTAAAAGCATCTGCTGTGTTGATGCCTCTCATCATATCACCAGTTATAGTACCACCGATTGCACCTGCTAATAGAGTTCCTGCTTTACTGGTAAATGTTTTATTGACATGTTGTAAGGCTCCCATTGCCATGGTTGACATATTATCATCAACCCATTGAGTTTCATTTTTATCAGCAACCATGTTGGGCATTGGTAATATTATTCCTGCTCCCAATCTCTTTCTATATGGTGATTGTCTTGATAATCCATATCCAAGACTAGTTTCTCCTTTATCATCACCAAAACTTCTTTCCATAGAAGCTTCATATGGAGGTTGATATGAATAACAATCAATCTTCATATAGTCTTGTTGAGGTGATATATCCATAGGGTATGCTACGACCCTTTTCATAAATGAATCATTATCAACATCATAACTTCCACCTTGTATTCCAGCTTTTTCAACAAAAGATGCTGGTCCTTCTGTTATTAATTGCCATCCTACTTGTGCAGTTTGAACAGTACCCTTTACAAAATTAGCACCCCACCTTATAGGTGGTGGAACAACATGGTTCCATAAGAAAGAACCTAGATTGAATCCAGAAGCTTCATTATCTGCTACGCTCTGTGCTATTTGATTATTTGTAGTTGCAACTCCAAATCCTTGTTGATTTGAATCAGCCCATTGTGGGACTTCTTGATTTGTTCTAGTGGTATGTTCTCTTACTCCTGTTTGTACTTTACCATGAATAACTTCTTGCGTACTATCATCTAATCCTTCAAATTGAGTTGTATCCCATACTCCGTTTGTGTATATTGGTTTAGCGTCTATTAATATTTCTCCAGCTGAATCTACTGGTAATACTTGTGCAGTTCTTGTATCACCAAAATAAAATAGTTTATAGTTTTGGGTTTTATTTGTATTACTATTAGTTGCTACAATACCTGGCGTACCATCAGGTCCGATATAGTTTGGGTTTACTTCTTGTCTTAGGGCTGATGACATTACTTTTTCCAGTTCCAGGCTCGGTGTTTAGGATATTTCATTCCCCGTGGATCATAAAACTTTTCTGTTGGAAGAAGAGATATCTCTTCCCAATCTTCAGTGTCTGGGACTTTATATAAGTTACCTATACCTTCGTAGAGGTATTTGTGTAGGGTATTTTTTGGTACAGTAGTACCTCCTCCACTATTTAGAAGACTTTTTGCAACTTGGTCTCGCCACTGTGGATTTATATAGTGTAAGTTGCATCCAAGGAACCCATCTTTGTAAAAACTAAGAGCAACTGCTAGTGGTTGTATATCCCAAAATTCATATCTTTCAGGGTATTTTGCACCATATGAAAAGAAGAACATATCCCCAATTTCAATTCCACCAGTATCAGTAGAACTGATGTCTCTTTCTTGTAGAGGACCTAAAGCGGTTTCTAATTCAGAGATATACCAGTCTCCGCTTAAATTCTTTTTACCAGCCTTTTGTCGTATTTCTGCTCCAATCATATTCCTAGATCATCCTCGGTCATGATTTTGAACTCATACTTTCTATCATCACAGTAGTTTTTTGCTGCTTCCCACTTTGCTTGATTAATAACGTATGTTTGTACTTCATATGCCCATGATTTAGTTCTCTTCTTTGGGTTCTTTTTGGGCATTAGTAATTGTTTCTTTGGTTTAACTTCAATTACAACAGATCTTTTTTTACCTTTAGCATCCTTGTATTTGATAAAGAAGTCTGGGAAGTACCTATGCGTCCTATTATCTATGGGATTCTTGTATGGAATCCAGAATTCTTCAGACTGCCATTGGCTTATACTTTCATTTAGATCACAATATTCCATGAACTTTCGTTCCCATAATGATCTATAAATGATCTGTGTTGGGTCGCCTTTATACTTCTTGGTATGTTTTGGTCTGTATTTCCCCTTGTAAGCCATATACATAGTATGTGGGGTTCAACCATTATTTAGATGTCGGCAAACAATTTAGTAGATAGGAATTTAGAAGCTAATCCTACCGTAGCTGCGCTTGATGGTGCTGCTGCAGCTCAATCTTTTCAAAATTTCTTATCTTCTCCTGCTCTTTCCAATACTTTTAAAGTATCTTTAGGTCTTGGTCAAGCTGGAGGAGATGCAGATAAAGATTTGAGTGCTTGGCTCACTAGTGCTGGAGTATTCAGACAATCTTCCCCAGAAAGGTATAATTTTCTATGTTCTGATGCAAGTTTGCCTGGAACTAATCTATCTTCATTTGAAGAGACTGGTGCTAGACAAGGTGTAACAGAATTCTTTGCAAATAATAGAGCATATGTTGATCTGAATTTAAAATTTTATCTTTCATCTGATTATCAAGTTCTTAAAGTATTTCAAGAGTGGATTAACTTTATTAATCCAATATATGCTGCTAATGGTGGTATGAGAAATAGAGCTGGTAATCCTAAAGGATATGGTCATCAAGCAGAACTCAATGGATTTAAGAGGTTTAGATATCCTAATAGTTATAAGAGAACTATTATGGTTACTAAATTTGAGAGAAATTTAGATGTTAAGGGTAGAACTACGAAGGATACTTTCTATCAACATTCTTCAGGACTGACAGCAACAAGGTCTGGAGTAGCAGCACCAATTCAACCACCTGATAAACCAAATCCATTAACATATATTTTCACCAATGCATTTCCAGAGAGTGTTGATAGTATTCCATTATCTTATGGTGATGCTCAGATTCTTCAGGTAACTGTTAATTTTAAATATGATAGGTATGTTATATCACAACCAGAGAATGATGGAGAGCCACCTGAATTTCAAAGTGCAATAGCTCGGGGTAAAGACGGATCTATTAATTTATCTGGAGCATATGCAGATTTGCCTGCTTGGTGGAACAATGGTGTGGATACGACAGGCCATACTTTACAAAACGAAGTTCAAATCTAAATACTAGTGTGCCACATTACAAAGTGTCCATAATATGAAGACTTTTCCCGAATTTATGTTAGAATGTAGTTCTCTTAATGAGGGTGGAATGTCTCGTGTGGTTTCTCATTCTAAGAGTCGCAACACGGCAGTTCTAACTGCAACAAGAGGTGATAAGTCAAATAAGGAGAACAAAAAGAGTAACAAGGAGTTACGCAAGAAGATCCGTAGTCACGGCTATGGATATAAAGAAGTTAAAGGAGAGTATCCTGAGAAGGATGATAAAGGCAACAAAAAAACAGTGAGCGAACCATCTGTTGTTGTTAATGCTCCTAAGAAAAAGTATAGAACTTTTAAGAAACGGATGAAACGTCTTGGTAAAGAATACAATCAAGATTCAGTAATCACAAAGAAGGGTAAAGGTAAAGCAACTTTACATCCTACTGCCAAGAGATCTAAAAAGACTTCAACTGGAGTTTCTAATAAAGGTTCTAAACTCGGACAAGTAAGGCCAGGCAAAACTGGCCCCTATGGACACACTAAAGTTGGGAAAAAAACTTACACCTATGAACAAACCACCATTTGATGATTCTAATTGGAGAGAAGAGTATAAAGGTTATACCTCTAGCAGGTATGAACTAGATCTACTTGAGAACGGACCTCGTAGTCTTGCTCAGTCGTGGATGATGGGTGCAATGCATGGAAAATGGAGAAAGATGAAAGGATATAAGTACCCTGAACCACCTGATTGTCAATCAAGCATGAGTGAGTTCTTTACGAAACAAGATGAATATACACAGAAAGGTGATCAAGCACAGGGATAAAAGTCCCAAAAAACCGTCTAAATAACTTTAGAATGAAATGACTTGATTACTTATCATGCCTTTACCAAAGATTAGTACTTCTCAACATGAGCTGACTTTACCTTCTACTGGAAAGAAGATAAAGTTTAGACCATTTTTAGTTAGGGAAGAGAAGATTCTAATTCTCGCTTTAGAATCACAAGACCAAAAACAAATATCAAACGCAGTCAAACAGGTATTAAAAGATTGTATTATTACTAGAGGGATCAAAGTTGATCACCTTCCTAGTTTTGATATTGAGTATATCTTTTTGAATGTTCGTGGTAAATCTGTTGGAGAACAGATTGAGATTATTGTTACTTGTGGTGATGATGGTGAGACTCAAGTTCCTGTATCAATTGGTATTGATGAAGTACAGGTTAAGACTGATCCCAACCATACTCCAGAAATTCAATTGGGAGAAGGATATACTTTAAAAATGAAGTATCCTTCATTAAATCAATTCTTAGAAGATAATTTCTCAGAAGAAGATGAATCTGGTGTAGAGAAGTCTTTCCAGATTATAGCATCTGCTATTGATACTGTTTATAATGAAGAAAATGTGTGGGGTGCGACTGATTGTACCAAGAAAGAACTTGTAGAATGGCTTGAATCTCTGACATCAGAACAGTTTAAGAAGATTGAGTCTTTCTTTGAGACAATGCCTAAACTTACTCATGAAATAGTAGTTACTAATCCCAAGACTGGTAAGGATAATACAGTAGTATTGGAGGGATTGTCCGATTTTTTCGCCTAAGTATGGCTCATGTAGATCTTGAGACATACTTCCGAATTAATTTTGCTTTGATGCAGTTCCATAAATATTCATTGACTGAAATAGAGAATATGGTTTCGTGGGAACGAGACATTTATGTTGGATTGCTCAGACAACATATTGAGGATGAGAATCTAAAAGCACAACAAAAAGCAGCACAACAAAGGGCTTAGATGGCAGTATTATCTTCTCCAATTAGATCTAGAAATTCCCTTGCAAGAAAGCAGAAAACTGAGGGAACAGTAAAAGGAGCGAATTCGGTACTTAAAGCTTCTTCTAAGAAGTTGCAATTACCAGAGAATGATGATACTCCAGTAACAATAACTAAAGTCAATAAGATTGTAGAGACTAAGGTTAAGAGGTTACAACCAAAGATAACTAAGAAGGTTCGTTCTGCAATAAAACCATTTGATCCAAGAAAGATGTTATCTGACATCTTTAAAGGTGGTTTGGGACAATTAGAGAAATTTGCAAAGAGTTTAGCTGGTCTTAAGAAACCACTTGGAGAGATATTTAAGTTTATTAACAAGGCCAAGAATATATTCCTTAGTCTTCTTAAGAAACTTACTAAGATAAAGTTAGCTCCTAAGACTGAGCCTGGCAAGAAAGAGAAGAAAAAGAAAGGTGGTTTGATTGGAAACATACTTAAGGGTGCTGCAACTCTTGGGTTAATTGCATTGACAAGTTGGGGTGTTAGTAAATTATTGAAGAGAGGTAAAGAAGATAACGAAGTTAAACCTGGCCAGAGTACAGTAAAATCAGTAGAACCGTTAGAAGGAACTGAATTACTTAATAAGAAGGAAGTAAAGAAATTTAATAAAGCTCTTAAAGTTTTCCAACAAGCTCTTTGGGATTTTGAAGAACAAGTAAAGAAAGCTGCTGATTCAAAACCAAAGACAGAAGAAGAGACGACAGAAGATAAACCCAAAACTGATAATGAGAAGGTTCAAAGTTTAGCAGGTACAACACAAACTGCTTTGATTCCAGGCGACATAGCACCATCAGAACTTAATGTTTTGGTTCCTCAGACGGAAGCCGCAGGACAGACTACAGATCAATCTACAACTCAAAATACCGAAGAAACAGCAACAACGGCTAATAGTACAAGCACAGTAATACCAAAAGACGCTGATCATGGTACTACGGGTGGAACAACTACAGGTGGTACTGGTGATGGTGGTGGTGATGGTACTACTGCAACTGCTAAATCAAAACCTCTTGGAACAGAAAATGTAACTAGTACGACTGAAGGCGATAAGGGATCACAAGGCACTGAGGGATCTAAAGGAGCTAGAGGAGAATCAGGACCTCAAGGTTTTATGAGATTCTTGGCTGGTACTGGAGATGTTCTTACAGCTAATATGTTTGATCTTGATAAGAAGAATGTTGATAAAGATACACCAGAAGGAGAAAAACCGAAAGGTGTTTTGAGATGGCTTGCTGGTGCTGCTGATGCTGTTACTGGAGATACTTGGAATCTCGATAAAAAGAATCAAACAAGAGTGGATCCAGCTAAAGATGAATCTGATTTAAGAAGAGAAAATTCTCTTGGAGTTTCTAGAACAGTTGAAGGCGAATCTCCTCCACAAACAACTGAGACTGTTATTAATGTTCCGCCTGGAACATCTACTGAAGATGCAATACCAAAATCTGGCAACAATGTAGCTAGAACTCCTGATGATGCTTCGGCATCAGTAAGAGTTCCGTTTTATATTGCTGTTGATGGTAGTAATTTTGCGTTGTTGCATAGTAAGAGTCAGTATAATATAGTGGATGCATTATGAAACCTACTGTTGCTGTTCTTAAAGTAGAAAATAAGGTAAAGAAGACTGTTAAAAGAGCTGATGATCGTATCAAATCTTTTAACAAGTTTATTACTGGTAAGACTATTGATTTTAAGAAGATAAAGTTACCAGAACCTATTATTTTCTTTAAAGCTAAATCCTTTATTAAGAGTCTTGATAGACTTCAAGGTGCTAAAGGATCAGGTGGAGGTGGAGGTGGTAACCCTATGGATAAATTGTTACCTATTGCTGCTGGTAGTGCAATAATTACTATGGGAGCATTAATTTTTTCTCCTAACGCAAAGGCTGGAGAAAGTCAAAATGCAACTGATCAGGTATTGCAAGAGCAATATGGTGGTGATAAGAATAAGATGAAGAGTGATCTTAAGAAAGAGAAGAAAGAAGCTCAAAAAGGTTCAGATGAATATAAAAAAGTTGCAGATCAAAAAAAGAATGATATAGACAAGACAGTAGATAATTTATCAAAGAGTACTAGTACTACTGGTGTTATGGGATCTGGAGCATTACCTAAACCAGAAGAAGAATCTGGTATTACAAAGAAAGAGAAGTTAGATGTTAATAAATTTAAAAATCTATCAGATCAAGTCTATGAACTTGTTGAAAGTGGAATATTAAAGAGAGCAATGGGACCATCATTCTGGGAATGGTCTGGGGATAGGGCGAGAGATATGTGGGAGGGTACTAAAAGAGCTACTGGTGGTACTTTGGATTTACTTACATTTAATATATTTGATTTTGATAAGAAGAATGAACCAGAGAGAACAGTTGATGAAGATGGATTCCCTCGTTCTGATGGGGCTCTTGATGAGGAGAAATTTGCGAAGATTAAATTAAATTATGTCAAAGAAGAACTTTTGACTGAGAAACCACAAACTACATTCCGACCAACGACTGAATTTGTACCTCAGAAGGAAATATTGATCGCTTCTACAAATCTTTCTGGTATGGGAATAGAACCTACTGGATCTACATTTGGATCTACCGATGGTGGAACTGGAAGAGTTGATAATGCTGCTGGATGGGTTCATGGACATTTCCAAACTAATACTGGTACTGTTGATGATCTTATTAAGGATGTTACTCCTATAGTAGAAAAATTAATATCACAAGATATACCAACAGAATTGAGTGGTGGCCAGAAGTTTAAGAAAGGAATGAGTAAAGATGAGATTGTTGAATTGATAAAAGTAGGTATTCAACAACATGGACATAGTGGTGATGGTAGGTCTGTAGATATATTTGTACCAGAAGGTACTAAGGTTCCAGTTTCTTTAACTGATGTGAAAGCTTATGGTGGTGCGGAAGGAGTAAGTGGAATATTGCCTGGCACTGGTCACACTTGGGTTGGTCATTTAACTCAAGATTCAAAGTCTGGTATGCATGTGCCAGATCATATGGATGTTCCTAATCAGGAAGTAGTCCCTCCATTACCTCCATTAAATAGTCAGGTACTACCATCTACTATTGAGGGTATGGAAGTTCCAGAGGTTTATCCTTCATATAACACTAAATCAAATGTGGTAAATAATATAGCATATCTTGTTCAACAACCAAGTGCTGGTAATGTTGGAGGAGATAAGGTAGTTATTAATCAAGGTAGTGGTGGTCACACAACAATGATGTTACCTAGTAGTGGAGGTGGTCCTGGCGATGTCCAGCAAGTATTTACTTTACATAGATTGAGTGGAGCATAATGTCAACACTACAAGATATCACAATTAAAAAGGCAATTCTCACTCCATGTAAGGGTAGTGAGGAAGGTGCTAAAGCAGCAGATGGTATTGGTATAGAGAGAGCTGTAGTTAAAATAGATTATTTTGAAGATATATTATCTCCCAATGTAACATGTTACCTAAAGATTAATAGTTCATCCAATGTTTATGGCAAGACTCCATTAAGGGGATTTGAAAGACTTGATCTTAATGTAGGTACTGGTAATGGGGATCTGATTTTTGATGAAACAGAAGAGAGACCTCCTCTTTATGTTTCTGCTGTAAAGGATTTAATACAGTCGGAAGGAAATGAATCATTCACTTTAGTCTGCAAAACTAAAGAATGTTTTGATAATGAGGTTAGTAGGTGTGGTAAGAGATATGGTAAAGTGCCTATTAGTGCTCATGTTAGAGATATATTGACAAATACATTAAAAGTAAAGAGTGATAGAATAAAAGAAATTGAGGATTGTGCTACTTCATATAGTTTTATGGGTAACATGAAAAAACCTTTTCATACTTTGGTTTGGTTATCACCTAAAGCATCGGTTGCAAAACAGGGTACTAGTGGTACTTCTGGAAAAGGTAAAGAAGCAAAAGCAAAAGGAACTTCTGGATATTTCTTTTATGAGAATTATGATGGATTTCATTTCAGATCTATTGAGTCTATGCTTTCTGGAAAGAAGAATGTAAAATCAGCAGATGATAAAGTTATACCTCAATATACTGCAACTAGTGTAGCTGATAGAGATACTACAAATAGACAGATCATTCATTTCTTTATAGATAAGAACACAGATTTACAGAAGAATCTTAGAATAGGATTGTATAATAACTTACAATATTTCTTTGATCCTATTAATTGGCAATTAGATGCTATTAGATTTCAATTGAAAGATGAAAGAGATAAACTTGAAAAGACTGCTGGTCAGTCTTCATATATACCTCTTCCAGGCGAAGGGGATGATGCTTCATTGACTAATTTTTCATCAAGAATTATGTCAAGAATTGGCGATACAGGTATGTTGGATGGTAGTGTAAGTGAGGATACCCAATCAGCAGGTAGGGATCCCTCGGATATGTGCAAATCATTTTCGAGGTATAATTTACTTCTAACACAGTCACTAAATATAGTGATACCATGTAACACTGCATTGAGGGCTGGTGATTTAATACACATTACCCTACCCTCTTCGACTCCCACTGAAGGAAACTTAAAGGAGGCGGATAAAGCTCAAGGTGGAAACTATCTAATAAGATCGCTTCGACATCATTTTGAGATTGCAGGTGGTACTAATACTACATCATTGAATCTCATTAGAGATTCATATGGTACTGAAAACTAAACCTATAGACGAGGTTACTATTATGAAAAGTATAGAAGATCACATTAAAAAAGACCAAGAGATCTTACAAGATCCTCAAACAAATCCTCAGATGCGTAGGCATGTTGAAGGCGAATTGCATGATCTAGAAGATTATGCTTCTCACCATGCAGCAGAGATAGCAGCAGGGGATCATCATGATCCTAATACAATAGAACTATTTTGTGACCAACATCCAGACGAGCCTGAGTGCCTAGTATACGACGATTAAATGATTGATAATTCCCTATTTACTACCAATTATGTTGGTAGAGACGGTTTCGTCTGGTGGATCGGCAAAGTTGCCGATGCTATCCACTGGAAAAATAGTGCAACCGATTTGGAAAAGGGATGGGCGTATAGATGTAAGGTCAGAATTATTGGTCATCATCCATTTGATGAGGCTGAGTTGCCAGATAAAGATCTGCCTTGGGCTCATGTGATGGTTGATGCTACCTCTGGTTCTGGCCAGTCATGTTATGGTGAGAGTTCTAGAATGGTAGGTGGAGAAACTGTATTTGGTTTCTTCATGGATGGGGAGGATGCACAACAACCCGTTGTATTTGGTGCATTAGCTAGAAGTGTTAATGACACTAATTCTCCAACTAATGTATTAGCATTATCTACAGAAGGTAAGAAAGCTGAGTCTGGTGCTTTTGGTACAATATCTGGAAGATTAGCAGGTGGATATGGTGCAACCACTCAACCAATAACTAAAGAGAAACCAGTTGCAACTCCAAAAGGAAATGCAGAACAGAAAGCAGGGGAAGATGGTGATACAGGAGAGAAAGAGGGATTAAGAAGACAAACTAAGGGTGATGTAGAATTTGGTAATATCACTGCTGATCCTCATACTGCTTCTAATGGTTGTGAAGATGATGCAATATCTACTATAACTCACACCATAGGAAGTTTTATTAAAACTATTAACTCTCTAACTGAGTTTGCTGGAACGTATATTGATGCTGCTCAAAACTTTGTTGCTGATTTAAATAGACTTATTGGTAAGGCTACAAGAATAATTCTCGGTGCAATTAAGAGTATCATTAGAAGACTAAGAGATAAAGTAATGAAGTATCTTGGTAAGATATTTCGTAACTTAATAGGTCTAATTGTACCAGAACCACAAAAGAACCCTATCATTCAAGCTTTCAAGAGAATCATGGATTTGATTTTCTGTCTCTTCGAGAAGGCTGGTTTTGATATTATGGGTTTCATTAAGGGTCTTTTGAAAGATTTGATTGGAAAAACTCTTAACGCAAGTGTCTGTGCTATTGAACAGGCTATCTCTTCAATACTTGGTAAGTTATTAGGTACTATTTCTAAACTCCTAAAACCAATTCTAGACGGATTAGATTGGTTATCTGGGATGCTTAATAATGTTATGAGTCTATTCAGTAAGATAACTTCTTATATGAATATGATTTTGAGTTTCTTATCTTGTGATTCCTTAAGATGTAAGGAATATGATGATTGGACACAGGGTATGGGATTGAATACCAAAGGTGCTGGTAAGATGTCCAATGTTCTTAAGAATCTTGATTACATAGACAATCTAACTTATGAGGCTGGGGATGGATCTCTATCCTTCTTAAGTCTGCTTGGTGGTGATTTGGATCAATTCTTTGATTGTACTGAGAAAACTAATAATCCTAAGACTCAAGATGATATTGGAAATAGTATTCCGCCAGGATTTATATTCCCTAAATGTGTTCCACCAAAAATAGAAGTATTTGGTGATTGTACTAAGAAGGCGGAATTGATACCAGTAGTATCTGCTGTTGATGGTAGTATTTTAACTATAGTTATAGCTCAGGCTGGTCTTGGTTATGAAGATGCCCCAAGTCTTAGTGTTATTGATAAAACCAATCATGGTGGTGGAGCAATTGCTAGAACAGTTATTGATGATAAGGGAAGAGTAGTTCAAGTTTATATGCTTCGTGGTGGTAGTGGATATTGTCAGACGAATGGTATTATACCTCCTAAGTTCCCTGTTACGGAAGAACCTATAGATGATGAATCACCATATATTACATTTACAACACCTGCTGATAATGCAGTAGGTGTTCAGACTTCTGTATCTCTATCTGTTACATTCAATGAACCTATTATTAGAGGAGAGGGTGATTTAGTTATCGTTGAATCTGCTAGTAATGCTATTCATGAGACTATACCTGTAGATGATAGTAGAATATCTTTCTTATCTTCTTCTATAATTAAGATTGATCCATCACTTGACTTAAAACATAATACAGAGTATCATCTTACTATAACCTCTGGTGCATTTGAAGATTTAACTGGTAATATATTTGCTGGAATTGCAAGGACAGATACTTATAACTTTACTACAAGAGGTGTTGCTGGTATAGGAAGTGAGCCTGTTGGTATAGTTACTGATATTAGACCTGAAAAGCCTGGAATTGGTTATACCTCTGGTGATAATGGTCAGGTTGGTAATTGTAGTTTCGATTTAGTTACTACTCCTGCTGGATCGATTGTCGGTGTTAAGAATATCAAATGTTCTGATAAACACAAGACTATTCCTCCAGTAACAATTAATACTACAACAGGTAAAGGTGCTGAGTTGTTACCAGTTATTTCATATTCACCAGACTTTGTACAAGACATTGGTGAGAAACCAAATCAATATGATGAGAATGGAAATAGAATTTATGGTCCTGACGGAAAGGCTCTTGTCATTGATGTCATTGACTGTGTTGGTAAGGAGGTAATCAGAGAATAATGCCAGAAGAAATTCCACCACAGTCGGTACAGACTAAAGAATATATTGCTAATTATCCTGGCTTTCGTATTCATTCAGGTATAACAGTTCCAGATGGAGACATGAAGGGTCGTGTTGTTGATCTTTCAATGTATACCGATGAAGGTCAAGGATGGGCATATTATAAAGATGGATATCACAAACAGATCGTGATGGGTACATCATATGATTTGAGTGGTGTTCAACTTGTTAATAAAGGACCTGTTAATGTATTTGCAAAGATAATTACAGCTGTCCAAGGGCATATATTACTAGATGCTCAGGATGGTGATGTTATTTTAAAGGGACATAATGTAAGATTGGAAGCTACTGGTGGAGATGGTGAGATTACATTAAAGAGTACTAAGTTTATTCAACTTGATGGATCTGTTCTTAACTTTAGAGGTACTAATATCAATGTGCTTGCAACAAATAATATAAGTATGGGTGGAAACTTCATTGAATTATCTGGTGGTGTTGGTGTTGAAGCAGGAACACAGACTGATATATTCCAAGCACCATTCTTTGGTTCTATTATGAAATTCCTAGACAAATTTAAAGACTTCTTATAATGGCATTTACCGCATCCATCATAATGGCAGGTGATAAGGTAGTCATTGGCGCCTTGGATATGTCATTCCTTTCTGCTACTAGTAGATTATTTCCAGGCACGTTAGTTGCTAATGGTCCCTGTTACTTTGGTACTGCAATTTCGCCTGGCATACCTACTGCCACAGTGATGATTGGCCCTCCTATGGGTATATCTGCACCATTATCACTTAGATGTGATGGTATTGCTAACTTTCATGGTATAGTTAATGTCATTGCAGTCAGTACATTTATGGGATTATGTACCAAACTTGGTACTACCATTAAGAATGCTCTGAGTCTCAAGAATGGTATTGAGATTAAAAATGCATTGTCTGTTGGTAATGCAATAGCACAACAGAATGGTAATTTGAATGTCTCTGGGTTTGTTACTATTCAGGGATTGCTTGCAGTTGGTGGTAATATAACTTGTGCAAAGATATTTTCAGGTTTTGGTGCTTTTGCTGCTGTCGCTGCACCGTTTAAGAAATTTGATATTCCCCATCCTACTAAAGAGGGTATGAGACTTAGACATGCTTGTATTGAGGGTGCAGAGATTGGTGTATATCATAGAGGTACAGTAAAGGGGAATGTAATTAATCTACCCGAATACTGGAAAGGATTAGTAGATCATGATACAATAACAGTTACACTAACTCCTATTCAAACCTATCAAGAACTATCTTATGAGGTAGTTGATTGGGGTACTAAGATTAAAGTTTTAAATAGTGCTGGAGGTCCAGTAAATTGCAGTTTCGTTGTGTATGGAGAACGAAAAGATGTTGATAAACTACAGATTGAATACGAAGGTGATGAAATTCAACCATGACTAAACCAAGAGATATAACAAAAAGACTTAGAGAGTCTAGAGAACAGAAGAAGGATCAAGTTGATCAGATGCAAGAGCAACTGACTATAATTGATGCTGTCGTTGATGAATATGATGAATTGATTCTTAAAATGGATGGAAAGATTCCTCCATTAATTAAACCAATTAATGTAGATATTACAAATATAGAGATTGCTTATAAGAATAGAATTTCTCATGGATGTAGGTCTGATCTGACTTGGCAACAGAATTCTCTTTGGGATGACGATGATGGTAGTAGTTATCAGTCATGGACTGTAGTAAAAGATCCAAGTACTAGAGTTACTATTGGATATTATGGTGGAAAGTATTGGAGATATCCTAAGAATATGGAGTATGGATCCAATGTAGTTACTGATATAACCAGTGCAAGTGTTGGTATTCTGTCAGTCACCAGTGGTGGTGAGTGTCCAATGGCGATATTTGATACAAGAGGTCCTCAATTTACTGGATTCAATACTGATGGACAACCTAGTGGATATAATGCAGTAATTAAAGTTGGTGATTATGTAACTGATGCTCTTGAGAATCCTTCCATCTATACTACTGGTAACCTTCCAACTGTTGTTGGATTAGGAACTACATCTTGGCCTGGAATGAGATATGCTTTGAGTGGATTCTGTACATCTAGTGATAATAAGATATATGGTGATAAGAATGTTGGAATATTCACTCATGCTAATATAGGAGATTTTGTTTATGACAAGGATACTACAGGTATTACCTCATTCAGTACTGGTGGAGTTTTACCAAATGGAGCAAGGATAACAGGATTTGGAACTGCTGTGGGAATTAAGACAGTAGTTAGTGCTGGTGGTACTAGTATTGGTGTTCCTGTGGTATATGATTACATGACTCTTAATAAGACAGTTACCGCAAGTATTGCTGCAACAACTGGATATACATTCAATGTTGGTATAGTATCTACATATAATGCTTTATTCTTAAGTACAACAACATCTATTGGTGCTGCACTTAGTTCTTTCTTGGTTGTTCGTGGTCCTGATAATAGTGATCTTGTTTTTGACTCTACTAAGAACCCGATAGATCCTGTTGAAATAGGTATGTTGAATGAATATAAGGTTGGTAGAGGACATAAGTTAGAACTTATTAATAATAAGGATCCAGATATTGTTGCACAGTGGCATGAAGTACAACAGGATCCAGAACCATTAGTTGGGGCTGGATTTGCAGAGTATTGGGTGGGTGATTTAAATTGGCCAATCTTTGACGATGATGGTACTGAATCTTATGTGTATGAAGGACAAACAATATCTTTTGCTAGTACAGCAGGTAATATTGGATACAAACAAGTTCCTCCAAGTGGCAGTATTCCAGGCGATTGTGGTGATTTTGATCAGGCAATAGTAGAGGCTGAAGCAAAACTGAGTACTAGACTTGCAACTGATCTTCCAAAGATTAGACATTATATTAATGGTGCATCCTCTCTTAGAGAGATAAGAAATGATGATGAAACGCAAGCATGGTCAATGTTGCAGGGAATTGGTTATATAAATGAGGATAGAAAGAATTTAAAAATAAGAGCTGATCAAATTGATGACTTCGATTGGAAAGGAGTTGGTGTTGACAACGACTGAGTTATCAATTAAAATGTAATCACTAGGGCAAAATTATGGATCAAGGACCTGCACCGAATTTGAAACAGATATTCGGTATTCCCATATTTGAAGATACAGTAAATTTAGATATATTCAAAATTCCTGATGAACCAGCGGAGGATTTACAACCTACGTGGGATTCTCAACTCCAGACAACTTTTAATACTAAATTAGAGTTACCTCAACCAGTTTGGGAACATCTAGGGGAAATTATTGGTAATAATCTAGGACCTGTTGGATTAATGGGGTTGGAACCACATATAGGACATGTGTGGAGGAATAGATATCGGGAACATGATTATCAGGATCCTCATATACATCCTAATTCTCAATGGAGTTTTATTGTATATGAAACTGTAGAAAATTCTAGAACATCGTTCTTTAATCCTTCTATGGGTTTGATTCAGAATCAACTTGGTAATTGTAGTGGTGCATTTCCATTAGATTATAAACCAAATCTCAAAAAAGGTGATATAATTATATTCCCATCCTTTTTAATGCATAGTGTTAATTCTGGTCAGGTGGGAACTACTGTATCTGGTAATGTTTATATGAAGTATCAAACTCCAGAAGAAGAGGGTGTAGTTCGTATGGAAAGGGAGGAACAAAATGGATAAAGAAGAGTATCAAAAAAGATGTGATGCAGTAGAGGATACTGCATATGCTGAACAAGGTAATCCTCAAGCCTTTGGAAATGAATTACTACTTCAGAACATAGATGCTTTTGGAGCGGCAATAGCCGATATTCATCATCGTGTTAAGAAACTAGAGGATAAATTCCGTGAGATGGAAATAAATCAATCTCTCTTGGATACAACTGTAAATGATCTAATTAAGGAGAAAGATGATGGTACTAAGAACGTTTAAAAAGATCGACAAGAAAGGTCGTGAAGAAGAGTGGAGTTGGGAAGAGACACCTGAACTTGCTGCATTTATTGCTAAACAAACAGGGAAGCCTCATCTTAATGAACGTCCTCATAAGAAAGACGACGAAGCTGGGTAACCTTTCCCACGCCATCATAGCACAGTGGTAGTGCAGGGCTTTTGTAAAGCCAAGGTCGGAGGTTCAAATCCCCCTGATGGCATCCCCTTTGGGGATAGGTGATGTCACCTACATTCTGGACAGGGGTTCGACTCCCCTCACCTCCACCAATGCTCCTTAGCTCAGTTGGTAGAGCGGTTGACTGTTAATCAATTTGTCGCTGGTTCGAGCCCAGCAGGAGCAGCCATGGGGGTGCCAAGGTTTCGACAGGGTATAAGGAACATAACTGAAAACCTGCTTGGATAAGCAAACACAGATGCTAAAGACATCGACACCGCTGCGAATAACATCGTAGCATTCTCTCGTGTTCTCACAAGAGAATTCTCCCGCACTAGCGAACTCGCTACTGCCTAAGGGGAGATGGGGGTTTAGATCAACCTTCTTAACCAACTGATCCTTGGGGGTGTAATGCCCCCTTTATTACTATATTT